GCTGAATCCGCCATGGTTTTGGGCGACGATTGCCTTGAGTGGCACTTCAATCCGAACGCCGCGCTCGATTTGTATAACGAGTGGGGCTTGCTCACGCGGGAGGTTGTTACTTACCCTCCGCATGGACAGCAGTTCACATTCTGCAGCAAGTATTATGATGCTACAGTCGGTGAGTCTGATCCCTTGGTTGTTCCGCAGTCATGGGCGAAGATGTTGGCCACTTATGCCAATTTGAAGGTTCGAACACCCGCACACTTGGCGGCCCTGGGCTCTGAGCTCTGTGGGCTGCCGGCCGCGCTCCACTCTGAGATCATGCAGTGGGCGTCGCGTTGCCCGATGTCTCTACCGGTCGGCGTGGAGAAAATATGTTAGTGGCTGTTAAGCCCAAAGAAAAGCAGCAGGGTGGCAAAAAGAAAAAGTCGCGATTTGTCAATGTTGCAAAAGGTTCTGTTGTTTCCGTAAAAGGAACTGGGGCCTATACCTTGAAAGAGGTTGTACATAAAGTCCTTTCGGCTTTGCCCAAAGGCACATTCTCCAGTGTTGGAGGCGCAATTGGCGGAATTGTGGGAGGGCCTCAAGGGGCTTTACTCGGTTCTGCAGCTGGTCGTGGCCTCTCCCTCGCAACCGGCTATGGCGAATATATTTTAAACGACATAGTCAGGAAATCGGGGGGCATTTCAAAGCCGGACCCCAACACAGCACGTAGGATTGTGCATTCCGAGTTCATAATGGACGTTGCTTCCCCCGGCACCGGATTTACCATCTTGAACACTTTGGCCATAAACCCTGGTGATCCCACGGTGTTTCCATGGCTTTCTGCGATAGCGCAGCGCTTTGCCAAGTACCAATTCAAACAGCTCATTTTTGAGTTTCGTAGCACCTCAAGTGAGTATGCGTCTGGTGCTGCTCTCGGCTCCATCATATTGGCGCCAAATTATAACCCCCTGGCACAGGCCCCAGGTAGCAAATCTGCAATGGAGGCCATGACAGGTGCGGTTTCCGCAAAGCCCTCAAACGGCATCTACGCTGGTATTGAGTGCATGCCCCTTGGAAACCCAGTACGTTGGGTGAGATCGCCTGCAGCAAAT